CCCGGCAACGTGCAGCCAGGACAGCAGGATGAGATTCGTCATAACTGGCGTCGCATGACGACCGGGCAGGACAATCAGCATGGCGTCGCCCTGCTGACCGGCGGGATGGAGTACAAGCAGCTGTCGACCGATGCTGAGCAGTCTCAGTTGATTGACGCTCGAAAGTTTACGATCACTGACGTCGCCAACATCACTGGTGTTCGTCCGAAGGATCTCGGCGATCAGTCTGGAGCTGCGTACAACTCGCTTGAGTGGGAGTCTCGTTCGCATATTCGGCGTGCTATCGGGCCGTGGCTGACTCGGTGGGAAGACGAGTGTGACGACAAGCTGCTGACCGAGCGACAGAAGCGTGAAGACTCTCATCGCTGCAGATTCGATCGCGACTTTCTGATTGAGGTCGGACTCAGCGAACAAGCTGAAGCTGATCACAAATATCGAGAATGCGGAGTGTTGACTCCAAACGACATTCTGAGGCGAATGAACAAGCCCAGTGTTGCGAATGGCGATGTTCGCAACATTCCTCTGAACTGGCAGGATGCTGACAATCCTGTCGATCCAAATGCTGCTAAGCCAAACACGGGAGCAAATAATTGAAGACGATCAGTGCGAAGAAAAACGAAGACGGAACCGGAACTCTGACGATGTTCGGCGTTGTCGGCTGGGATGAGGGGCTGACGTCTAAGGATGTGGCGAATGCTCTCGATCAGGTCGACGGCACGAGCAAGCTGACGATCGTTGTCAATAGCAACGGCGGCGATGTGTTCGAGGGGTACGGCATTTACAATCTGCTCAATTCGTTTGATGCAACGAAGCGGGTTGAGATCGTCGGGGCCGCTATGTCTGCCATGTCAATCATCGCAATGGCTGGTGATGAGATCGCACTGGCCGACTCCGGCATGATCATGATTCATGATCCGTGGACGATTGCCGGCGGGAACGCTGAAGAAATGCTTAACACTGCTGAGAACCTTCAGGCTCATGAAGTTCTGATCGCGAAGATTTATCACGATCGGACCGGCATTGATGAGGCTCAGCTCCGGCAGTGGATGCACGATGAGACGTACTTCTCGACGACGGCAACAGGGAGCGTGCTAAGTGCGTTGGAGCATGGGTTCGCAACTGAGCGAATCGAGAACAAAAAAGCGGCGATGAACTTTGCTGATCCGCTGAAATACTGCCGCAACGCTCCGAAGGACGTTGCGTCACTGATTGAAAATAACGCTGCTGATGCGAGGATGTGGTCGAAGATTGAAAGAATGAAAGCGGAGCGACGGCGTCTCGCCGGATAGTTCTCACACTCAGTCGAGTGTGCCAATAACGTAAGCCGCTGGTGGTAAGCATCAGCGGCTTTTTCTATTGCTACATACACAGTGGGCCGGAAAGGCGATTTTTTTTCAATTCACGGGAGATATGTGCATTGGCACTGAGTATCAAAGAGGCACTGGAAAAACGCGGCGAAGTCGAGAACAAGATCGACGAGATTCTCGACCGTGCTGATCAGACTGGGAAGCTGTCTGCGGAAGACGAGCAGCTCTATTTTAGCCTGATGGACGAATCGAAAAGCCTGAAGGCTCACGCGGATCGACTGAAGGAACGTGAGGACGTCAAGGCTGACGTTGCCGATATCGTTGATGAGGCACGGTCTGTCGGGCTTAAGATTGCTGATGAAGACATTCAGGCCAGAGCTTTTGCGGCGTGGATGAAGTCGAACTCGCCGTCAGCAAGCGGGCTGCGTGGCACGATTAACGACGCTGATCGCAAGGCTGCGAAAGAGTGCGGCATCGCTCTTGATGAGACGGAAGCTCGATTCCCGCTGCTGTCTCGTGCTCAGGCTCGTGCCGCGATTGCACGTCATCGCAACGAGGTTCTCGGCCTGTCGCGGCAGACTGACGGCGGCGGCGGCATGTTCATCAGCGAGACGTTCATCGGGGCTCTTGAAGTTGCGATGCACGCCTATGGCGGCGTGCTGCAGGTTGCTGACGTCATCCGTACGCCTAACGCGAATCCGTTTTCGTGGCCGTCGTTTGACGATGAGTCAACGAAGGCGACTCGGACGAAGGAAGGTAAGGCGGTCGGCACTGCGACTGATCTGGCGTTCCAGAAGACTAGCTGGGGTGCTCACAAGTATGAGTCTGGCGTCCTGAAGGTGACGTACGAAACTCTGCGAGATGTGCCGCTCGATCTGCCGGCGTTGATTGGTGCTGCGTTTGGCGAGCGGTTTGGCCGCAAGCAGTCGACTGACATGACGACTGGCGACGGTGCGAATGGTCCGCAGGGGATCGTCACTGGTGCTGTTGCTTCTGGTATTACTACTGCCAGTGCGACTGACATCACCTTCGATGAGCTTGTTGACTTGATCCACTCAATCGATCCAGCGATTCGCGGCATGGGCTGCGGGTTTATGTTCAACGATGCGGTCGCGAAGATTCTTCGCAAGAAGAAAGACTCGACCGGGGCGTACACGATCTGGCAGCCGTCGACTGTCGCTGGTATGCCTGATGTGATCTTCAACTACCCGATCTACTACAACTACGACATGGAAGATCCTGCTGCTTCCAAGAAGTCGGTGTTGTTCGGCAAGTTGTCTGCGTACAAGGTGCGTCAGGTCGGTCAGGTGCGAAGCTACCGAGCTGATGAGCTGTACCTCGCGGAAGAGAAAGTCGGATTCATGGCCTTCCTTGAAGCGGATGGCGGCATTCTGAATCCGTCAAAGTCGGCTGCCGGTGCTCCGATTAAGTACCTGCTGCAGCACGCCTAAGCTGTGTTGTTTGTTTGTGGGGCGGCAGGGCGTTTTATCCTGCCGCGCCTTCTCTCTGGTTCCAATTCCACTCTTGGGGGTGATCTGTTTTGTCTGATCTTGTTGGTCTGCTGCGTGAGTCCGCTGTTCTCACGCGAGTGAGTAACGCTGTTGCCGCTGGCAATACGACTGTCAATTCCAGTTCTATCGACCTTGCGACGAATCGCACTGATGCGATTGCGTTTCTTGTGTGCGGCGGTGCTGTTGGTGCTGACGATTACACCGTTCAGATTCAGGGCTCGACTGACGATTCAACGTTTGTTGATATCGGCACGACTGTTGTTGTTGACACGGCGAATCATGACGCACTCGTTGAGGTCGTGAATCCAGGCTATCGCTATGTGCGAGCAGAAGTCGCACGCGGCGGAACGAGTGTCGTGCTGAATGGTATCTATGCGATTGAGACTCGCGTGAATGCCAAGACTCCGGCGACTCAGCCAGCGACTACGAATACGCTGGATGTTGTCAATCCGTAGTGATGCGGGGATGCAAACGCCCTAACTAATAGGCGGTGGTATGAGAAGACCACTCCGGATGCGTAACCGGAATCTATCCCGGTGTGGGTTGCTGGTAACCCAGTGGGGCTCATTCCCCCACGTTCGCAGGTTCGATTCCTGTCACCGGCACTTGGCTCCGTAGCCAGATTGGTGAGGGTACCGCTTGGGGTCACAGGTTAGAGTCCTGTCGGAGCCATGATTCATAATGACTGACTGGAACGAAACAAACCGAATATCAGTCGTCACGTCGCCAAGCAATCCGATCACGACGGCGAACGTCAAGACGTACGCTCAGATCGATTACGCGACTGACGACACGTTGATCGGTCAGCTTGCGACGCAGGCTCGCGAGTGGGTCGAATCGTACACGCGGCGGAAGCTAGGCGAGTACCAGCTAGCTCTGCGGCTCGACGAATTCCCTGCGAAGGGCATTGAGCTTCCATTTCCGCCACTGGCGAGCGTGGACTCGATCACGTACATCGACACTGACGGAGAGTCGCAGACGCTGGCGACCAGTGGATACCGAGTCGACTCGGTTGACGTGAATCGCACTGCTCGCATCGTCGAGGCGTACGGCGAGACATGGCCGGCAACGCGAGCGACAACCGGAGCTGTCACGGTGACGTTCACCTGTGGATGGTCGAGCATTCCGCAGACGGTGCTGAATTCTGTCTACGACTACACGCGGTCGCTGTATGACAATCACATGCCTGAGATTCCGAAGTTGGAACTCTGGCTGCAGCCGTACGTGAGCCACCGATGGGGATAAGGTATGAAGCATAAGCCAAGTGATCGCTATGAAGTTCGCGGTTATTACAGTGACTCTTACGAATGCGTGTGTCCTGTCGTTGTCGCTCCGGACGGAACGGAAGTCTGCAGGTTCGACAATAGCGTTGTAGGGTCATGTGAAGCAGAAGCACATTGCGACGAATTAAATCGTAAGCTGCGACGCAAATGTCGATAATGCAACGACGTGGCCGCTCATTGGTCGAGTTCCACAGTGTTTCGACAACACAGTCGGACAGCGGCGAATACGTGAAGACGTGGGCCGCGTACGCAACGCGGCGTTGTACGCTTGAGCTACAGCCGGGCAGCGAAAACTCGACTAGCGGCACTAATCAATCTGCGACTTCCGCGACCATCTCAGTCCGCTACGTCAATGGGCTGGACTCAACAATGCGGGCAGTTATTGGCGGTCGGACATTCGAGATTGAGTCGGTCACTCCTGTCGACAATCTTAAGCGTGAGCAGGCCGTTGAGCTGCGGGAGCTAGTATAGTGGCGACCGGCCTTGTCGGACTGTCGCTGATCGGTGAGAAGGCGTTGCAGCGAAGACTGAAACGACTGCCGGTCGATATCCGCCGCAAAGTCGTCCGCTCAATGATGCAGGGCGGCGGCACAGTGCTTGCCAAGTTTGCCCGGCGAGAGGCTCCGGTTGGTGCAGGAAAGAAACCGGATGGATCAACGCGACAGCATCTCAATCAGGTCATCATTCGCCGCGTCTCACGTAGCGGCCAGTCTGTAGCGGTCGGGCCGATCTACAAAGCGGCTCCGCACGATATTCTCGTTCACGATGGGACTAAGCCGCACTCGCTCGGCAAGATCAAAACGAAGCTGGTATTTGCACCCGGACGCGGTCGCAAAGGCGGCATGAAGAAACTGCGGATCGGTCAGGCTGACGGCACGCAGCATCCGGGATCAAAGCCGAATCCGTACATGCTCAGGGCTATGGATAAAGCACAGGCGGCAGTATTCGCGAAGGTCGCGAGTGTTGCAGAGAAACGGATTGCGAAGCTCACTGAATGATTCACCACGACCTGCGAACAAAGCTGCTCGCCGACTCAGACATCACTGATCTTGTCGGCACTCGAATCCTTCCGCTGCACGACAAGCAGTCATCTCCGTGGCCGAAGATTCTGTTTCGACTCGTCAGCGAGCAGAACGACTACACGACCGGCGGCAACACTGGACCGACTGAAGATGTGATTGAATTCGATTCACAAGCGGAATCGTACGACACAGCGAAGGCACTTGACGCACTTGTCGCCGCAAACCTTGACGCGTTTCGCGGGCAGACTGGCAGCTCATTCGTGCAGGGATGCTTCACGGAGAACGTCGCGGATGACGTTTACCAGATCGGCGAAGGCGGTGACAGCTACATATACACTGTCACGCGGCAGATGAAGGTTGTGCATGGCTGATTGCGTTGAATTGAAGTTCAAGAGTCAGTCAGGCGACGTTCACACGCTGCAGATTGCCGAGTTGCTTGAGGTTGATGGGTTGCCGTTTACTGGCGGCGAGATACAGCAGCAGCTCGATCGAATTGAAATGCAGCTCAGTCGGCTTTGTGTCGTTGTTGCTGATAACGAATCTGAATAGGAGAGCGTGCCGCTGAATGGCAGGTGGTCGTCTTGTTTTTGGTACTGACGCAAGTGATTCCTATCTGGCTGAGATTCTCAGTGTGAACTGGTCTGGGCTGTCTCGGCAGTCGATCGATCAGACGCACACTGGGACGGCAGATAACTACATGGTTTTCGATCCGTCGACTCTGGTTGATGGTGGTCAGATTGAGATTGAGGTCAATTTCGATCCTGACACTGAGCCGCCGATCGAGGATGCAAAGGGGACGCTGACGATTACGTTCCCGAAGGCGAGCGGCCAGACGACTGCTGGCACTTGGGCGGCCAGTGCTTTTCTTACGGAGTTCTCGTTTAACGGGACTGATCTGGCAGGAAAGTACACCGCGTCAACGACGTGGAAGATCAGCGGTCCGATTACGTTTACTGCCGGTAGCTAACTAATGCTCTGATGGTGGCGTGGGCGTGGAGCCGTCGTCGTTTTGGCGGCGGCTCTTTTTGTTTTAAAACGCAAGGGTGACTTATGGCTCTGTTGAGCAAAGATGCGATCCTGTCTGTTGACGACCGCGACTCAGTGACTGTTGATGTCGAAGAGTGGGGCGGTGAGGTTGTTTTGTGTGTGCCGTCAGCCGGCGATTTTGATGGCTGGAGTGCTCGACACAGTGGCGGCGATGGGAAGTTCAGTGTTACTTCAACGACTCGCACTGAGCTTGTGGCGATGTGCCTTGTTGATGCTGACGGAAAACGTATGTTTTCCAGCAAGGAACTTGAGCAGCTTGGCAGTAAGTCGCTCGCCGTTATTGCAGACCTGTTCGATCGGTGCAAGGAGTTGTGTGGTATCACCGAAGAGGACATCGAGGACACGGAAAAAAACTCCTAGACAGGCCGGATTCGCTCGACTGGTGCTTTCTGGCTTATAGGGTTCTCGGATGCACTGTGCCTGAGGCGAAGGCTCGCGTGAGTTATCGCGAGTTCCTTCGCTTTCGGCTCTACAAACAGATTCAGCCGTTTGGTGACGATTGGAAGCAGGCGGGCGTTATTGCGGCGACAGTGAGTAACTCAGCAATGCGAAAAGGGCGTGCGGCGAAGTGGCAGGACTTTTGTCCTCAGTATCGTCGACGTCCTCAGTCTGCTGAGGATCAGTGGGCTGCGTTGGAGATGTTCGCGAAGGTGCATAACGCGAGGATTAAGGGGTAACAGGCTGAATCGCTAGTCGAACGATCGGGCGTCTTGCTGTCCTGCTGACGGCAAACAGTGCTGGCATTCGTAAGGGTGTTGCTCAGGGTTCTCGTGATCTGATGGGGCTGCAATCAGTCGCCCAGAAGGTCACTCGGACACTGGCGTCTGTCGGTGCCGGACTCTCTGCCGGGCTCGCGATTCGCGGCGTGCTGCAGACTGGTGCGTCGTTCGAGAAAGTGATGAGCGAG